GAAGATGAAAAAGTAAGACCATCGTAGGTGAAATTCCTACTATTGATTTTACATTTTTTTTATTTTTTTGCCTAATAAAATGGGCGTTTTAAATGAGAAAAGGTGTAAAACATTTAAAGATACAACATGTTTTTTTTCCATAAATTTAATATAGTTACATATTGATAAAGCAATTAATTTAAGTTTATTATCTTTTTGTTGTAATGATTTTTGATAAATACTTTTAAAAATATTAAAAATGGCTTCAATATATTCAGGCATTTTATCATAATTATTTTCTTTTTCAGACATTTAATATAATATATTTTTATACTTTTAAATCTTTTATAAATAAAAATTAATTTCTTTTTTAAATTCACTTATCCATAATTCATATTTTGGGGCTTCTTTAAATTCCATATTCTTAATATACATCATATATTTCTTTAAAACATTTGGAATATTTTTATCTTTCATTATTTCTGTTTTTAATTGTATAACGTTTATATTTGCATTTATATTTTTTGAAAAATCTATTTCTCTCCATGGCAAATTTCCAAGACTAAAATAAATTAACATATAACCTAATGATTCTAAATCATCTCGGCGACTTAATTGAATTTTATTATGCGCATTTATACTTGCGTAGGTTATACTACCTACTAAGCCTTTCATTTCTTTCATTTCTATATGTTTGTCATCTTTTATATAAGTTTTACATAATCCAAAATCAATTAAAAATATTTTATTTTTTTCAGATCCTATTCCTAATAAAAAATTATCTGGTTTTATATCTCTATGAACTAATCCCTTTTCATGTATAGCCTTCAGTAAATACAATATCTGAATTCCTATTTGTAAAATCAGCTTTAGAGAGAATACTTGTTTTTCAATAAATAGTTGTTCTAAACTCTTACCTAGTAGAGGAATAACCATATAATAATTTATGTCATCTTTTCCATACCATTTTACTTGTGGAAGATTATGTATACCCAATAAGTATTGATATATTTTAGATTCATTCTTTAATAAAGTAGTACCATTTGAAACCGGTTCAATCTTAATAGCTACTTCTTCTCTCGTTCTACAATTTTCACCTTTATAAATATAACCAAATGACCCTTCTCCAATCTTATTTAATACTCTATATTTATTATTTATCATTTTTGATGATGTTATTATATTATTAGTATTTAAATATGTATTTAAATAGTAATTATTATTTAGAGTGTTAAAAAATATAAGGTGAAAACATGAGTTGAAATCATTATTATTTGCTGTGTTATTAAAATCATTTTTGTTAAAGAAGTTGATGGAAAAAACTCTGAAATACCTACACCTGCCTGTATGGTTGTACTAAATAATAAAAAATCAATATAACTGCGTTCTCTTTTTATTATATTATTATTATTATTATCATTATATTTATAATTGCTTAAACTTTTAAAATCTGCAGAATACGATGCATATATAAAAGAAAATACTAATATACATAAAGTATGAAATATAACAGTTCGGATGGCTATTCTCATATACTATACCTTTAGAAAAGGTATAACCAAATCTTATAAAAAGTGGAGCAAAAAAATATAATAAATTTTGGCTCCACCTTTCCTAAAGGTGGATTTAGACATAGAGTGACTGATTTGTAACTACATATTTAAGTGTCATAGTTGGTATTTCTTTCAACTTACTCAAGAAGGCAATATTACCAGTCATTTCAGCAATTTTTTCCATTTCACAAGAAATATTATTTATCTTTAGAAGTGCTTTTACAAATTCCCCTAAAAATATTTCCTTTTCCTTTCCAATTTTCTGAAGAAGAAATTTGCATGATTCAATGTCTGACGCATTGCACCATTCCTCTACATAGTTGAGTAAATCATAATGAATTGTATAATCCATACCTGATACGATGTCGCATTTCAACTCTATTTCTTGGCAAGTTTTATATGCTTCTGCAACAAATTTCACAATCTTTTCTACTTCTTTGTCATCTGATTTTGGAAAAAATGCTTTACAATCTTCTTGAACTGATACATTGGTAAAGCAGCTAAATAATGACACTAATTGAACAGTTGTTAAATGATCTAGTCTATTATTGTGTAATAGATTGGCAAATACAAGACAATGAGTTTCTCTTAGATGAGCAGCGATTTTGCCTTTAAGTGACAAAGTAGTATCATCCTCAAGAAAACCTTCTTCTTTAAGTAGTTGCAACACTTTTTCTACACCAGAATGAAAGTAAGTGTTTAATTGTTCCATTTCTTTTTCTAAAATAGCGATCTCTTCTTGTTTAATAGAGACATTTTTATAATAGTTAAGATCTTGTTTTAAGAATTTATAATTATCTTCCAATTCTTTTTTACATCTATCCGCATCTTTTTTCTTTTTATTAGAAAACATTTCTGAGTTTTTTTGAAGTCCTGTATATTCTTCTAAAATATGCAAAGGTGTTCGCAAATTACAAGAGTAACTTGTAGCATTATCTAGTGCTGTTTGCAGTTCTGAAATCTTGTAATATATCGCCTTTTGTTGTGCATCAATGTCACCGGTTGACATACTACGGCTCGCAAATGATACCAAATTGGTGTCACCAATATCCAATAAATTTAGAAGTAAATTATAGGAAATTTTGAATTTGGATACGAGTTTTTGTGGTTTGCCGTTCATCATTGTTTTGTAGGAAATATGGTCTACGTTTCGGAAGAGATTATTGAGATGGATGACATGTCCTACTTTATCTAAGCCTAATCTGCCTGCTCGTCCACTGCTCTGTTGGTACTCATGTCCTTGTAATATTCTCATTGAATTACCATCATGTTTATAAATATCAGTAAATATACAAGTTTTTACAGGTAAATTCAATCCAATAGCTACAGATTCTGTAGCAAAAAGTAGCTTGATATATCCTCTCGCAAAAAATATTTCTACAATTTCTCTGAACACTGGTAACATTTTTGAATGATGTGTTGCAATCCCTTTTTCCAAAAGAGAAACTAATGTTATGTATTCTGGTAAGTTTAAATATTCTTCAAAATTAGGTAATTTACTTCGTAATATTTGTTCACACTCTCTTTTTGCAATATAAGGTACTTTTGAATCAAACTCTAAAAGGTTTGTAGTTACTTCTTTTGAACATTCTTCAATTTTCTTAATAGAAAATACATAACAAATAGCAGGTGTCATTTCATTTTCAGTTAAATATTTAGTTACCTGGTTCAATACATGAGTTCTTTTTACACGTATTTCTTTTGATTCAAATAATTTCAGCATTTTTGTCATTTTAAAATAATGTTCATCATCAAATTTACCTTTTGAATCTTGAATAACAAATGGTTTATTTATCATACTTTTTATTTCTTCATGAACTGCCTTATCTTTAATGGCTTTAAAAATTCCTTGATTCGTAGTAATGAACGAATAATGTGTTAATGGAACTGCTCTATCTTTTTTAGAAGTTAGATATACTATTTTATTTATATTATTTGTACTCAATATTTCGCCTCTATTTTCAAGCCAATATGCGAACTTTTCTGGATTATCTAGGGTCGCTGAAAGACCAATCATTTGAATATGTTTGGGTAATAACATTATTGAGTTCTCCCAAACCATTCCCCTATTTTCGTCTCCAATAAAATGTATTTCGTCAAAAACAACACAAGCTAATTCATTTTCAATATCCATTTCAAAAGACACAGAAGAATTTGTTGGTTGGTTACTTTTTAATTGATATAATTTATTTAGCAGTATCTCTGTGGTCATAACCAACACATCGGCATCTGGATTTACTTTATTATCGCCCGTAACCAATCCCACACTTACGTGATGATATTTTTGTGTAAAATCAGAAAACTTCTGATTACTTAAGCTCTTAATAGGTGAACAATATATCACTTTCTTACCATAAGAAGCGAAGTATTGAACAGCAAATTCAGCAGGTAAACTTTTACCACTACCTGTTGGACAACAGCATAATACGTGTTGACCTTCAACAATTCCTTCTATAGCCCATTTTTGAAATATATGTAAAGGATAATTGAATTTTTCAAAATGTTCTTTATATTTGGCTTCATTTTCAGAAGGGTAATTTGTTATAGAACACACTTTTACCATTATATGATAGTATAATATGTCTATATGTGTTTATATTATTTTATAATATCTACAATTTTTTTCATTTGTTCTATATCTATTTTGTAGTTACATCTATTTTTATTTCTATATAAAATTACGTGATCTTTTTTTGGTTGAATGAAATTATTAAGTGCTTCATAATTCCCATTAAAATTTTCAACAATTAAATAAGGCAAGTTAGTAATTTTTATATTTTCTATTTTTTCTTGAATAAATAGAGATATTGCAACATCATCAATAATATCAAATCTAATATCTTTTTCATAATTATGTACTAGCCTCCATATTAATTTATTCAAAATGAAAAATGTCCCTTGAAAAAAGAATAACCCAAACAAAGAACTATCTGTTATACCTCCTTGCTCATCTAACCAATTTAAATATTGTGTTGTGCTACCACCATAACATATATTATCAGTTTTTAATGTATTTAATAATAGATTAAAATTAATAATACTAGACACATTACTTCTAACTACATAATCATAATAATTTACATCTTTATAAAAATAACTTAGAGCTCTAATAAATTTATATGTTATATTTGAATAACGTTCTTCTCCTTTGATGAAAAGAATATTATCTTTCAACACATATTCCTCTTGAATATCATTACTTAACGTATAATATATTGTAGTTACCTTATTACCGAATAATTTATAATATTCATTGGTTATTGTGTACATTTCATCATACATATCATTTTTTGAATATAAAACTAAATGTAATATTTGTTTATTTATATATTTTCTTCCTTCATTTTTTCCATAAGTAATATAATGATTTATAGCTAATTCCTCTGTATTTATACCTGCAAACGGGAGGTCATCATTTATATCCAAATATGATTTATAATCAAAATCATATGGTAATTCCATATATATCTTATCCTTTTGTTCATTTTTGTAAAAATGAGTATGTTTATATTTTCTTCCTTCATTTTGACCATGATGAATATAATGTCTAACTGCTAACTCTTCTGTATTTATTCCTGCATGTGGGAGATCATTATTTATATCTAAATATATGTTATAATTGAAATCATCAGGTAATGACATATAGTTAGTAAATATATTTTATTTATTGTGATATATTTTATTTAAATACTTAAAGCCAGAGTGTCATATTCTCTCTACACTATGTAAGATAATTCTTTATATTTGTTCGAAAATGACCAAAAAAAGGTCCCTACTCATGTAGGCCGACTATTCTCTTTTTTTGTGGGAAAGTATTTTCAGATTTCGAAAAATGGACAAAAAAAATGTCCAAAAATCAAAAAGCC